GGCAGGACTGAAGCGCGGTCACCCACTCGCCAAGTATTGTTTTCGGATTGATCACGAGCGCTGAAGAAGTGCCAGGTTGAGCATGCCGTAGGCATCGGGCTGGCGCACCGTCGTCACCACGTACTGAGCGCCCCAGGCTGTTACCCAATCGCCTTTTGCGGGCGGATTCTCGAAGTCGGATGGATTGACCGAAATCTCCTCGAAGCTCGCCGTTGCGCCGGACTCGTCGCGCGGCCGGAGATGGCGCACCGCCGTCACCGTGAACGCGCTCCCCTGTGCTGCGCCTGCCTGCACCGGTTGGTACACCACCGACTCGCCGAACGTCTGCGCAACGACGCCGTCCACGAACGCTTCAATACTCGGCCAGTTCGGCATCTCAGGTCCAGTAGGCGACGATCAAGCCTTCGCCCGTGTTGTTGGCATCGATGAAGTAGTCCGATGGCACCAGCAAATGCCTGGAGTCTTCAGCCCAGATGTCGAACGCATCGGCGACGCCGCCGCCGGAACCGGTGGGCCAGAACTCCTTGATCACGCCTGTGCCGTTCGCCTTGTTCATGCCGGTAACGCCCAGGAACACGCGCCCCGTCTGACCGATCACTGCGGCGAAGCGCATCCGCTCCACGCGCAGATTCGTGTCACTCGTAACAGGGACCGGCGTGCCGGGGGTCGGGACCGGGATATTGCCGAACGAGTTTGCTTTCATTGGAATCAGAGCCAGGCCAGGATCTTGTACTTGGCGCCCGTCGTCACCGTCACCTTCACGTTGGTTGCGTCGTGCGTTCCCTCGGTCACTGTGAAGACGTTGGTGCTCCCGCTGTTGTCCGTGCAGGACGCCAGCACGCCTGCGGGCACGACCCCCAGCCCGTGCGCGATGCTCTGCTGCGCGCCATTACCCGTTTGCACCGCCGACAAGAACTGCTTCTGCTTCGATGGATAGATGCCTTTGAAGTTTGCCTGCGGACCCGCGCTCTGAAACTCCGGAGCGTTAACGGGCGTTTTTTCCACTTTGACTGCCATGTCTCTTCTCCTTTCCCGGTTTGGCCGGTTCCTGCTTGGGAAGCCCGGAGAGCGCCCGCTCCGCTTCTGCCTGCGTCCCGATCCGGCGCTGCTCGTAGAGTTGCCGCGCCCGCGTCAACTGGACCTTGTTTGCGGCATCCGGAGTGGGGTACTCGTCGCCGATGTCAGACGGCGTAAAGCCCTGCAACGGGCGCAGGACGTAAAGCGGCGGAACGAGACCTCTGGTCAGCCGCGCCCATGATTCACGACGAAGCATCATGGCTACACCGCCGAGATCACGTTGTTGAAGAAGAAGCCCAGGTCCGGAGAGACCAGGCGCATATCGAACGCCGAGTCGATCTCGACGCGATCCGAAGCCAAGTGCTCCATGCGGAACGTCTTGATGCGGACGCCGGCACCACCGGTCGTTCCGATCAAGCCCGTCCAGTTGAAGACGTACCCGGCGCTGGGAGTCATCAGGCCAGCATTCTTCGGGCGGTAAAACAGCGCCGCGCTCATGCCGCCGATGAACGCGTTGGATTCGGCCGCGCCCTCCGCCGCCGTGTTGTAGACGGCATCGATGACGAGGACATCCTCCAGTTCGAGAATCTCGGCCATGATCTGGCGAGTGGCCACTGCCGGGTTCGGCGCGGTCTGGCCGTACTTGGTGCGGTCGATAAAGTCAGGGTGATCGACGAGCTTGTCGAACACCGGGCGGCTGACCACAAAGATGTTCGGCGCGAATCCGCCGCTCGACAGCCGCATCTGGGTTTTCGCGTGGCGAATATCCGTGATCGGGTTGCCGTTCGGATAGTTCCCGGAGTCCCAATAGATGACGTGCGTGGAGTCCGCGGTCGCCTGGCCGGTGACGTTGTTCGTCCAAATCCCGGTGCCGAAGAACTTCGTGACCCACTGATTTTCGCGGCGGATCAACGCCTTCTGCGTCAGGAAAATGGTGGCGTCACGGTCGGGGGCGAGCGGCGAGTCGCTGTTGGAGCGGATCTGATCATCCACATCCTTGTGCAGAGACCAGACGTCGCAGTTGTAGGTGCCGGTGGAGTTCAGGTTGTAGCCCGTGCCGGCGGATTCGGTGGCGAGCGCACGCTTCTGCATCTCGTCGCGGTTGAAGTCGGCCCGCGCGTAGGTGTAATAGAGATCGCTTTTGTTTTCGACGGGGACGGCGGGGAAGGCCTTGTCGGCGACGAATTCAACTCCGGCGGCCTCCTGAAGGTAGGCCACTGAAACATTCGTCAGCGGGCGATTGACGTGGACGTCTTGTAGTGTTGGCTGAGGCATTTGTGTTTTCTCCTATGTGATGAACGGCTACATCTTGTACGGGCCGAGAAGCAGCGCGGGGATAATCACGCCAGCGCCGCCCGATGCCGCCAGCGCGCGCGCCCGCACGAAATTGCCGGAGGTCGCAGTGATGGCCTGGCCACTGGCGTTGGCCATGAGCGGGTCTCCGTTGTTGACCGCAGCGCCGGTCACCAGCTTGGTGATGCCGAGGATCGCGACCTCGCCCTCGACTCCCTGCGCGTTGGGCTTGTCCTGGACCACGCCATCGGCGACGGCTCCAGCGCCCGTGAAGTTGATCTGTCCGGACGAGTTGACGGTCACGAAGTAGAATTGCGGGTTCACAGTTCCACCGCTCGTGAGGTCGGCCGCCGCCGGAAGGCCGACTGAACGTAATGTTTGTTCGAATGCCATGTCTGTTGGTCTCCTCTATCGCTACCGGGCGAGGCGAATGCCAGCCCGTTCGAGCGTGGCGATCAGGCCCTTCGCGTTGTGCTGCGCCACAAACGCGCCGTATACCTCGGGATGCTCTTCGAGCATCTGGGCGTAGGCGCGCTCCTTGGTCAGCTTGGTGGTACCGCTTTCGGCGTAAAGATTCGGAGTCTCTTTGCCGCGATTCTGGCGGGCGTAGCTGGTGGCTTGGGCTTCAAGTTCCTGAAGCGAGCCTGTTGCGCCCTGGTTCGGGTTGACGTGCGAAGTAATCATGCTCCTCTCGCTTTCGATCACGCGGGCGGCGGTCAATTCCTCACTGACATCCGCCACGCTGAAATATTGGCCGTTGGGTTTCTTCTTCGTGAGGAATTCCGCGGCCTTGTCGGGACAGCCCGCCATCTTGCACAGCGCGCCGATGGCTTCGATGTCGCCCTCGGGACGCATCCTTAACGGCAGACCGGCCACGGCAGCGATACCCGCAAGAGGAGCCGCACCCTCCGGTTTCTTGGCATCGCTCTTTGCGCCCTCGCCGCAGGCGTGACAGTACTCCGCGCCCTTCCGCAACTCGGCACCGCAGGCGTGGCAGAACTTTCCGGACGCCTCACCCTCGGCCTTCGTGCCACAGGCATGGCAGAACGACGCATCCGCATGAAGCTTTGTCCCGCATGCGTGGCAGTACTTCGGTTCGTTGTTGGTCTTCTCGTCGCTGTCGCCGTCACCCGGCTTCTTACCCTCGGCGGCGATTGTGAGCGTTTCATTGGGCATACTTGCTGTTACCTCCTTGGTTGTGGATATTGCGGCAATCGCCGCCGTTGAACTCTGGATCGGCTCGCCCAGCAGTTGACGAAGTGCGTTCATGGCATCGCCAAGCGTTCCGACTTCGTCGGCCAGGAGCGGAACCGCATTCTCCGCCCAGTACACGCCGGCCTGCGTCGCGACGATCTTCTCCGCGTCGGCCTTGCGGTTCCGCGCGACTGTTGCTACGAACTGGTCATACTGCCGGTCAATCTCGGACTGGATGTCTTTCTCGGCCCGCTCCGACAACGGTTCATGCGGGTTCCCATCGACCTTCCTGTCGCCTTTGAAGATGTAGGTGTACTTGAACCCCTGCTCGTCGTTGAACTTCGAATCCTCGGTATGCAGCACGACGACGCCGACGGACCCGACCGCGCCCATGCGCGTGATGAAGATCCTGTCGGCTGCGCTGGTAAGAGCGTAGGCCGCCGAGAACGCGAAGTCGTCAGCGACCGCATAGATCGGCTTCGCGCCGCGAATCGAGTAGATGAAGTCGGACAGTTCCAGACAGCCCGTGGTCTCGCCGCCCGGCGAATCAACCTGCAGCAGGATCGCCCGCACTCCGGCGTCGTTCACGGCGTCCTGAAGGTAGCCGCCGATCTGCACGTAGGAACTGCAACCACTCAGCGCCGAAACCCAGGATTCCGCTTTCGTCAGCACGCCCTGGATCGGAATGATCGCGACGCCGTCGATCACCTGGTAGCCGCTGTCCTCGGCCTGCTCCATGTACGCCGCGGCGAACGGCTCCACGGGCTTCACGCCGGCCACCGGAACGATCCCCAGACGTGGCCCCAGCGCCTGGACTATCACGTCCAGCTTGGGCGGATGAATCATGAGCGGCGTGTTCACAAACCGCGATGCAACACGAGTCAGATTCGTCATGGCTTCACGTCCACCTCGCCCTTGCTCGCGTCCTGCTGGATCTCGCCTTCCGTCAATCCCGCGTTGCGCCCGGTCAGGACCTTGCGGCCATCGCTGTCGTAGGAGAGCCCGAGCTTGTCGGCACGCTTGTTGTCCGCTGCCTGCTCTGAATCGACGGCACCGGCATCACGCCCCTGCGCCGCCACTTCAGCCGAGCGGGTGGAGAGGCCACTGCGGATGGCGTCGTTCGATGCCTTGATGTCCTTCTCGGGATCGACCCACGGCCAGCCGGGGGTGACCCACTGCACTTCCTCGAATGGCTCAGGATCTTTGTTGTACGCGTTCAACAGGTCTATGCCGAACACCAGCGCGAGCATCGCTTCGCGCAGCCAGCGCTTATAGACCGGATGGCAGACCTGAAAGATGAAAACCGAATGCTGGTACTGTTCGCACTTGCGGCGGAACTCCAGCAGGCCAGCGCGGATCGAAGAATAGTTGATCCCCGACAGGTCGCCGCTGATTTGGTATTCCGCTAACCCCGCGCCACTCGAAAAAGCTTGCAGGCAGCTCCTGATGAACGATTTGAAATCGCCGCTGTCTTTCGCCTCGGCAAACTGCACCTCTTCGCCGAAGTTCAACACCTGAAAAGTGCCGGGTTCGAGCTTGCTGATCTGCGCTCCCGGCTCCGTCTGAGTCGGCCCGTTCTGGTATTGGTCCGGTGGAATGATCGGATTGTCCGGGCTGGCCTGCGTGATGAACCCGGTGATCATCGCCGCGAGTTTCTTTCGGACGATCTCCGCGTCCGTGTACTGCTCCAACTCGTAGAGCTTCGCGATTACCGATGTGAGCCACGGCTGCCCCCGGAACTGGCCCGCGCGGATCGGCTTGTAGACGTGCAGCACCTCCGTGGCCGGAACGCGCTCGACCGAGAGAGCGTCCATCGGGAAGAACATCGTCTCGCCCGGATGCGCCTTCCAGAAGTGGTACGCCGCGCGCCGCCCATCGTT